CAGGAGGACGGAATGTAAAATCAACGTTGTTACGCTCTACTAGGTCATTAGTATGGTTCTTTTCCATGTTAAACACAAACTCTGTATAGGTTTCCTGATTTGGCGGAGGTGCCAATGGATTTGCGTTTTTCTTCTTAAATAGGCCTAGTAAACTCATAGCGACTGATTTTTGTACTAATAAATAGCGTTATTTCGATAATTCAAAGAATTTTTCGCTCAAATATTTCCTTTCTTGATTATTAAAATCAGTTCCTGTTGTTGGCTTACTTGGACCTTGTTGATTATCAAGCCCAATCATATCCTCATCTAATTCCTTCTCCTCAATTTCTATATGCCCATTCGAGGTATTAATCTTCGCAGCATAGGTCATACCATCGGTTCCATACCTGTTTTTCATTATATGAATCCTACCAGTTCCATTTACCTTATCTTGACGCTTTCTAGATAAAGAAATAGCAAAGTCAGCAATCATCATTTTATTGTAAGATCCAGCTGCCTTATCGCCTTCAATTACATCATCCTTAGCACCCGCTCTATTTACTTGAGAAACCGTCCAAATTGGGATTTTTAATTCCCTTGCGAGTCCTTTAGTAGAAACATAAATATCGTCGATTTCATCCTTTCTATCAATTGATTTGCGCTTAGATTTCAACAAGTCTACATAGTCAATGATAATTAGGTTAGGTCTGTAACCTAGATCTGTACACTTTTGGATGTGAGCTTCAATGCTGGAAATAGATGCTTTGCCCATTGCAAACTCTTTGATGATAAGTTTACCTTTCACTTTTGCAACAGCTGCATCAACTTCTGCTCTGTGACTATGTATAGTTTGTACATCCAATCCTGTTAGAATCGCATCATACCTCTTACCCATATAATCTTCTGACAATTCCAATGTGTAGTGGCAAACATTATAGCCATGTACTATTGCTTGTGCTCCCATATTAGTTAGCATCCAACTCTTACCGCCACCTGGATTACCGAAGATAATTCCTAAATCACCTCCACCTAATCCACCCATGAGTAATTCGTTAATGTTACCCCATGGAGTTGGAATAGCTCCTCTTTCTTCAATTCGATAACGAGTTTCCATATCCTTCTCATACTCGTGTCCAATGTTCTTTTCTTGACCTGCTTTCAAAGCTGAATCCATTACATATCGGATGTCATCGTACTGACCTGCATCTAATAATTCAGGTAATGACATGATTGCTTTTTTCAATTGTTGATTACGACAGAAGTTAGCAAACTCTTGCTCAACATACTCTCTATCTTCATTAGAAGCTTTGTAGGCTTCTCTCAATTGATCTACTACCGATACTCTTAATACATCATTCTCAAGTTTCTTAGTTTCTACACTTAAAGCATCCATAGTAGGAGCTGCATGGTACTTGTAATAATACTTTAAGATTTCTTCTACAATCCACTTGTGTGCAGGATTATCAAAGTACTCTGAGTCTAGTATATCGTGTATGTTCTGTAAAAATTCTTTATGCTTGATTAAGCTAGATAGAACTTTAATCTGGAATCCTATTCCATAGTTTTGCAACTGATTTAAAACCGCCATAACTCTTATTATTTGTATTGTGTCAACTTACTAAATGTTTCATTTAACCAAACCGGTACATTTAAAATACTTCCTCCTAAACTATCTTCGTTGTACAACTTTATGAATGCTTGAGGTTCGTAAGTATCTCTAAAAGTATCTATCATTGCATCTAGTACTTCTTTATCTGGATCAGGTATATTGGGAGTTATTAAGTTCATTAACTGTTCGTTAATTCGTAGTTGATGTCTATAGTTAAAGATATCAACATACTTAGCATCTTTTTTACCTGTCTTACTTTCTGCTTTACTAATTACTTCATTTAAAGATACAACTTTTTCTTCTTTTAATTCTGGATATAGCTTTAATAAAGTCTTAAGCGCTATACCTTTTACTCCTGGAATGTTATCTCCTTTGTCTCCTACAAGCACTTTGTGTGTTAAAAAGTTTTGTGGAGGAATGCCATACTCAGCTCTAACATCATCAGGATAGTAGATTTTCTTCTTCACAGGTGAATATACTGACACTCTATTTGATACTAGTTGCAAATAATCCTGGTCTGTAGAAAGAATCACTACCTTTTCAGGTAACTTAGAAACTAAATACCCTATCGAATCATCTGCTTCTATTTTATCAATAGCAATAAGATCAACAGGAAGACATTTTAAGTATTCTACAAGCCTAACTATTTGATTAGTGATTGCTTCGGATTCTTCTTCTTGGTTGTCAAAAGCATCCCAATTAGAAATCTTAGTAATGTGTCTGTTTGTTTTATATTCAGGATACAAGTATCTCTTATTGGTGGATCCTCCAACTCCATCAAATACAAGGATTACTCTAGTTGGTTCTAGTTGTCTTATGACAGCTCCTATGGATTTGAGAAAACCTGTTAAGCCTCCTATATGATTGCCTTGTGGGTTTAAGTGATGTATTGCTACAAAACTTCTAAGAAATGTATTCAGCGAATCAACGATTAAGACCTTGCTGTTTTTGTGCAAGGTCTCTTGTGTTTGATGCGCTTCTAACATCATATCGAAGTACTTACTATAATCTTTAGCCATTTATTTTATTTTACTCATCTGAAGCATCAAATACATCTTTGTTGTCTTCGTCTGTTTCAATTACTACTTCAAAATCAGTAGAACCCAAAGTCTTTAACCAATTCTTAGAGTGTAATTTCTTATAAGCATCTATTGCTTGTTTGGTATCGTCTATAAAGCCATGTGCTGTCATAATTACCTTACCAGCTGATGTTACATCATTAACGTGATTCTTATCACAGCTGATCTTAGTTCTCTTAGCAAACTCTACATCTTTACCATTCTTAGTTGCCTTAATTTTATTAGTACCTGAATTGGTTACATTACCAAACGTAATAATTAAGGATGAATCGAAGTACATTGTGTCACCACCCTTATTTTTCATCTTAGGTTGTGCCATTATGTTTTCTGCTTTTGCTACCCAAATCTTATTAACAGCTACCATTGTATTGGTATATGGTTGGCTTTGCTTTCTTGAAAGAACAACTTTCTGATTGATAAAGTTTCCAAACTCTCTTGACATCGCACCTGCATTCCACTCATTATTGTTCTTGTTCGATTCAATAGATAATCTACATGGAATAGAACCCACAGAGTCCCAAAAGAAACATAAGTCGTAAGGCAAATTGCCTTTCTTCTGTTCATCTAATAAGTCCGCGATAAAAGCTGATACATCCTCAATACAAGCTAGTCTTTCTCTATCAACATAGATAAAGAAACCCTTATAGTCCTTTATCTCACCATCTTCGTCAGGTATTCCTTCAAACTGTAATCCCATCTCCTTAGCATGATCCCAATTCCATTTCATCTCTGTGATAATAAAAACAGGCAAGATACCCATCTTCTGAGCACTTACGGCTGCTTCTAGAAGTGCGGTAGTCTTACCTGTGTCAGAGTGACCTCTGAGTAGAGTGATATGGCCAATTGGTATGCCTGGAATAGAAAGGCAATCTTGGAATGCTTGAGAAAGAGGAATCCAGGTTTGTTCCTTCATTTTAATTGAAGTACTGGAAAGGTTTTTAGACTTAATGAAGTTGTCTAGATTAAATGATCCCTTAATAGCCTTACTCACACTGGAGTTTAGACTATCCTCTTTGCTTTTCGCCATAACTTATTGTTTATTTAAATAGATCGTCGAACTCTTGGTCGATACTTGGTTTAGTTGTATTTAAAGTATACGCTTCTGTTTTAGGAGCTTCTACTTCAGGTGCTGGTGCTGTAGGTTCTTCAACTTCAGCCTCAGGGTTTAACCAACTAAGTAAAGATGCTTTCATCTCATCGTATGAATACTTCTTGAAGATAGTCAATGGATCAGGTTGATTATTTAACCACTTCTCTACTTCAGTTCCGCTTTCAGATAAAGGAGTTGTCTTAGTACGAACACGTACTTTAGATTGATTGAATCCTGTACCATTAGCTGCTGCATCTGTAGTCTCGATAGTGATATCACGACCTTGAATAGGATCTGTGTAATCACCTACATCTTCATCTTCAGCGATGCTCAATAACTCTGTGTAAACTTGTTTACCAAATTCCCACAAACGAACACCTTTTTCTTCTTCACCACGTACAATCACAGGTACAAATACTCTCATCTTTGGTTCTAACTTTTTAGCCAAAGTCCAGTTCTCTTTGTCGCTTGATTGCTTCAATTGTTTCGCAAACTCTACGATTGGATCCTTCTCACCGAAGTTTTCCAACGAGATCATTGTGCGATTACCAATTCCATAATGAATGAATAACTCCTTAAAAGGATAAGCCTTGTTGTGTACCGAAGGAACGATACGCACTGCGTGTTTACCTACAGTCGGCTTCCATAAAATCAAAGTCATATCTCGCTTCTGACCACCTTGTCTTTGATTCTGCAAGGCGCCAAGCTTAGACTTGATTGCACTTAAATCCATTGCCATAACTCTATTGTTTTTGTTAATTAATTGCTTCTATATAAAGATAGGAATAAAATCCTTCTTAAACAACTACAATCTTGTGAATCTTAGTTCCAAGTGTCTTTAATTCACTTCCCTGGGTAAGTAATACCGTGTTTGAGTAGTCTTGCCAATTGATGCGGTAAGATGTATCCAAAACTCCTTCGTTAAGAGATTTGATAAGTAAATTAAGAGAGTTGATTGTATAAAGAGTGTTAGTCTCTTTTTTTCTATGTAGTAATATCGTGTTAGGTAAAATTCTTGTACTACTTCCTTGAATTTCGATATTATAGGTGCAGAGATACTCGTCTGAATCCTTCGACTCCAAAACGAATATTTTATTATACATAATAGCGTATTCAGCTTTGATTGTCTCCAGGGTAACCTCTAATCCGTCTTTGGAGCTGAATGTGCAAAACAGTTTGTTCATTAAATCTTCTTGTTTAATTGCTAGACTGCTTATAAATAGTTTATTTTTGTCCAAAGTCGTAGTTTTTGCCTAGTTGGCCTTTTACTAAATAATTGTCTTCCTGTAAGATATCCCTAATTTGATCGAGTACACCCCTGCCATCTTCCTTTGAAAAATCAACCAAAATCGAGTCGTAAACTACTAAAACAACCCTACTTTTCATGTCTTTTAGCAGTTCTTTCAATTTTAGCAGTTTTTTAACGTTATTAACGGTTTCTAGGCATTGTACATAATAATTGAATAGCTTCTGTGGATTGAATTCTACAGCTCTTAAATACCTTCCATTTGGAAGTACAATGTATTTTTGATGTTGCCCAGTTTCCCACATATCCTCTATGAAAATGGCTACTTTGTTAAAGAACTCAATTCGTCTATACTCCGATTCAACACCATTGTATAACTGTCTGAAGGTTATTTTCTTTGATTCTTGGTATTCTTCTGGAGTTAGTTCTTTCTTATTAAAGTACTGTTGACCTAGGTAAGTATGTATGGATATGTTGGTTGGTAGTTCAAAACCTATCGTATTAGCAATTAACCTTAAATGGTATCCATCAAAGTCAAACTCCACAAATACATCGTTTGCAGGAATGAAAG